TCATGATACGCTCTTCAAGCTTGGCTGCAGCAGCAGGACTCTTAGCATTAGCTAGCTTATTACGTAGGCTACCGATAGCGTCTTGTAGATTGGTAATATCCTTGACACCCTGACGATAACGAGCAAGACCAATACCAGGGATATAACCAGCACCAAACTTAGCAATGTTAGTAGGAGTGATAATAAACGGTAGAACAAGGCTCAACTCAGGGATATCACGAGCAGCCTGAGCCACTGCCTTAGTACCTTTGTCGATCAGGCTATCGCCTAGCTTGCTGCGGAAGGTACCATAACGAGCGAAGTCATCAATCTCTTGAGCCCAGTCAGGAGCTACTTGCTTCAGGGTATCGAATAGACGATCGTCAGCTCTGGATTGTTTCAGTGCCTCGCGCACGTCATTAATGAACTTACCTGGGGTGGTGCCACGTTTAGCCAAGAAAGTCCTAACACCTTCGTTAGTAGAAGCTTCACGTCCAATACGATTGAGCATTACCTCTAGCTGGGCATGCTCGAACAACGTAGAGTAGGCATCGTCAACACCACGCTGCAGCTTCGAAGGCCAAGCAAGTAGCATGTTAGCTGCCTTGGTAGCAGTGTTCAATTCATTAGGATCTTGTCCAGGCATCTGCAACCAGAAGTCATACTTGGACCTAGTCTGCCCATCAATCTCTACAGTATGGTCCCTGATACCACGCATGAACCGAGGGAATACTTTCTGGAAGGCGTAGCTGTAGCCCTTCAGAATATCCATAGCTTCTCCAGGTCTACCTGAAGCAAGACGAGCCAATGGCAGTTCGATAAACCTAGTGGTGTTACCGATAATGTTCTTAGCAATGGTGGAGATACCAGACAAATAGTTGTTACGAACCATGCTGGCAAACTGCTGACGAAGGCTAGGGTTCTTCAGAGAGTCAACCATAGCCTCAGAGACAGCCTTAGCAGCCGCCTCCTTATTCAGAGATGGGTTATTCAGTGTATCGTCTACACCTCGAACTACTGACTTCAGCCACTGGATACAACGTGCGGAGAAATTTATCATTTAGCAAGGTCCATTTGCAATGAAACTAGATATCTTACCACCGTTCTTGAACATCTGATTTAGGTTCTCAAACGATTTAAGAGCAACAGATACAGCATTCTTGTCACCAGCAATGGCTGCTGCAGAGCTCATAGTCTTGGTTAACTGTGATCCAAGGAAAGCTACCATGTTATCGTCACCAGCCAGGAGAGCTTCGTCAAGCTGCTGCATCAAGATAGGCAGGTCTTGCATCTGCTTAGCAAAGATAGGATATACAATCTGTCTCTCTGCGTCAGTCAGCACGTCACCCTTGCGATACTGCTTGGCAATGTCATCAGCCACTCGACTGTAGGCCTCATAGTCCTCTGCACCTACCTCAGACAATAGACGCTTAGCCTCTGCCACTGCTGCAGCTTCTTTATCTTCCAGCGACACACCGATACGAGTAACACTCTGCAGCCTCTGCTTGCCAACCTGAGCCAGCATCTTCAGGGCTTTGGATGATTCATCGTCTAGATTCTGAGACAAGACACCGAGCAACTTGAACTTCTTGTTCGGGTCCATCTGACTTATACGAGCAAGCTGGTTCGCCGTGAATGGACGAACACTCTTAGGAGCAAACTTCTTAAATAGTCCTATGTTACAGACTGGTTTCTTAGCAGCCATCTAACTCTCCTGCAAGGGCAGCGTCAATCAGAGTATCAGTATTCTTATGCTTATTAACCAGCATGTCTTCCAGACTACGAGCTCTGAATGCTCTACCTTGTTGCTGTTTTGATGCTTGTAATAGTTTCGTATAATCTTTAATCGTGGCTAACATATCCATGTCAGAGGCATTAGGATCTAATCTCTTATAGATATCAGCCACACCTTCGGCTTTAGCCTGAGCAATCTTGTCACCAGGGACCATATCGTCAGTCAAAGACTTACCAAAATTATACACTATTTTAGTCTGTTCGTCAAGGTGTTTCTCAATAGGATTAACTACGCTATCCAAAGCCTTGGACATACGGAAGGGAATGACATCGATTGGTTTCTTACCCTTAGAGGCTGCAAGCTGTGCCTGTTTACCCCTTGCGATTACTTCCTTACGTACCTCAGCACCCAGCTTAGAAATCTGAGAATCAGACAGGTTCAGCGAAGTCTTCAGGAACTTGACATATTCATCATGAGACTTAGACTTGGTAGTAGGATTACCTACAATGTACAGAGCCTTGTCTACTTCAGTCTCGAACTCAAGCTTAGACGTGAAGAACGAGGGCTGTGCACCACGGAGGTAGTTAGGAAGCTTGGGCAGGTTATTAACATCGAACTGGTTGACAGCAGCCTGCACTACATCCTGGCCCTGGGTGTCCAGAGTCTGAGCTACAGGAATCACTGGGTTTAGCTGGGCAGATACTTCCCTGGTAGCAATCCTACCATTCTGCTTATTGACCCACTGCCTGCCAAGGAACTCATACTCCATGTTATCTGGACCAAGCTTGATGTCACCCACCTTAGGCATCTCAATCTTAGGACCAGCCTCAACCACAGGAGCACCTGGAATATCCACTGTACCGCCACCAGGAAGGTCTACAACGGTCTGAGTAGGCTCCACCTTAGCAGAGGCTGAGGGAACTGTAGCAGCGGCATCAGCACTCTTTCCAAAGCGTTGTACAACCCCTCCTACAACACCCCCTAGGACAGTACCTAGACCACCACCAATGAGGGCAGATTGTAGTCGGCTATCTTCATCTGTAAACTCAGGACGTACAGCACCAGAGATGGCACCGCCAGCACCACCTGCAGCAGCTACACCCTTCCAGCCTTTGAAGAAGGCACTACCAGGAAGCAGAGTAGATGGGTTAACAAGACCACCAAGTAGTCTACCAGACAGAGTAGACCAGTAGTTCTCATTCTCTGCCTGTCGTGCTAGGTTCTCTTCAGCGATTCGTTCGTTAGATAACTCACCACCGAGGAGCTGCTTAGCACCATCAATCTCAGACAGGATCTCAGCCTTGGCACCAGCGAGGAAAGAGTCAAGCTTAGACATACCCTGACGATTAAGGTACCCAATGATCTCGTCATCAGTGTATCCTTCTTCTCTGGCACCAGCGACATCAAAGCCAGTCTTGCCAGCTAAGTAGTCTGCTATCTCAGTCTTGGAATAGCCTTCTTTCTGTGCCCCTACTACGTTAAAAGCAGCCACAGTTAAGCCCTTTCGAAGAAGCTTCTTGCCTTGTCAGAATATGTCTTACGTTTACCTGATAGAATCTCTGCTTGTTCTTTCTCAATCAGAGCTGCCCCATCAGGATCAGTGACGATCCAATCACCTTGCTCAATCTCATCGTCAGTAGGCAGCTTACTCTTAGACTTAGTAGTCTTCTTTTCTTTAGGAGCTGGAGTCTCATCTACAGGCTTAGGCTCCATTGCAGCACGCTCTGCTTTTCGAAGAGCCTTCTTCTGAGCTTCTGCTGCGGCTTCACCTTTAGCAAAGCTCTCAGCAGACGTGGCAGGTGCGATTACAGAATCAGAAGCGGCAGGTGCATTAGCTGGAGGAGTGGGAGCAGCATTGGGATCAAAACCACTGATAGGTTTCTTATCTCCTTTAGGAGCAGCTTTCTTATCACCAGCAGCGGCTGCACCAGCAGGAGGTTTAAGCAAAGCATCTAATGGATTTGGTTTAACAATAACCTCAACCTCATTAGAAGTAACTGGAGTATCATCCATCTTGTACAGTCTACCAGCTTTCTCGTACAGAGCACCACCACCCTTGAGCTGATAGGTAGAGCTAACTTTCTTACCACCTTCCAGAGTAGCAGTCATCTTAGAAGCTTCAGCAGCAGCCAATGCAGCAGGCTGAGCATAACCAGCAGCAGCTAGCTGACGAGCAATGCTAGCGTAAGCATTAGCAGAAGCAGTGGGATCAGTAGGATCAATACCCTGCAGCCCCTGAGAGATAATGCTGTTAACCTCAGACACCCTACGCAGGGCAGGATCTGACACCTCAAAGAAGCCACGCCCCTGGAACAGGTTAGCAATACCACGTCCAAGCAAAGCACCTGACGTAGCAGCTAATCCTAGCTGAGGGTTTTGGAAGTTTTGATACTTCTGAATCTCTTGCTGAGCTAACTGACGCTGCAAGTATTCAGGATCATTACCTAGTATCTGTTGTGCGCTAAGTCCCATGTCTATTCCTTAGAAATATCTGTCTTGTGCTGCAAGCATTGCAGTCTGTTGACTAAATGGGTTTGTACCATACGTAGCAGCAGTGCCTGGATTAAAACCAAAGAAACCACCGCCACCACCAAAGCCTCCAGCAGCAGCAGACAAGGCAGCCTGGAGGAATGCTTGGTTAGCAGCGTTAGCCTGCTGTACGCCCTGGTAGCGAGTCTGAGCAGCCTGAGACATACCAGCACCAAGCAGCTGACCACCAGCCTGAGAGCCTTGAGTAACTAGACCACCAAGCTGCAGACCAAGATTGTAAGGATCTTGACCGAGCTGCTCGATACTCTGAACAGTACCGAGGGTAGACTGCAGAGGAGCCAGTGCCTGAGTTGGGATAGCATACTGTTGACCAAGGAGACTAGCACCAGTACCATACAGGCTAGTACCGAATCCAATCTGTTGCTGTGCAGCCTGCTCAGCCTGGGCAGCTAGCTGGAGATCCTGAGTCCTACGAGCCTCTGCCAATGCACGAAGCTCAGGCTGACCGATGTCACCAACATTAAGACCAGCCCTACCACGTCCGAATACAGAGCTTGCAAGACGCTGCTCTTCACGTGCGCGGGTAGGCTCCAGGAGTGCCTGTTGCTGGGCTATATAACGCTGTCTGACAGCCTCTGGAGTCTCTCCCAGGTACTGGGTACCAAGATTAAAGGCTTGCTGAGCAGCAGCTCCTACAGGTGCAGCAGCCATCTGAGCCTGCTCTGCAGTGGTCAATGCACCACCAGTCAAGCCCATCAGCCTGTCCTGGAGAGCTCGTAGCTCAGGGGCTACAGTGTACCCACCCGCAGTGACTCGAGGAAGGCCAGTCTCTGGATCAGTCTCAGTGGTAAACTGTGACGTACCGAACCTAGTGGTCATTCCTACAGGACGGAAGGCAGAAGAGATAGCAGCTAGACGAGCAGCTTCAGTCTGTTGCTGAGCAGCCTGATTAGCAGCAGCTCTGGTCTGATCCGCGCCAGTAAAGACATCTAATACGTTACCAACGATCTTACCCATTATAGACTCCTTGAGTATACTTTGTATACATTTCCATCATTTCCTTTGACAAACTGCAAGAATGTAAAACCTATTGTCTCACCAAACTTACCTAACTTCTCATTATCTACTAGTCCGTAGATAGGTACATTAAGTAAGTCTTGCAGTCTATCTAGGTTTCGTACATAGTCCTTCTTTACTTCGGAGGTCCACTTCCAAACATCAGTGTGTAACCAGAACAAATCGTTTGCGTACTCCAGGTACATAATGTACTCAGCACGCTGTACTACTGGTAACTTCAAATAAAGTTCTCTACTTGTAGACTACAGGAAGTACCACCGTTATGAGAAGTGTTAACACCAGTTACAGTACGGCCTTCATACAGATTAATAGTAGTACCTGCTCCAAATGTACCATCACTAGTAACTAGCCTGTAGTTAGGTTTTAATACAATAGTATAAGTACTATCCTGTCCTGGTCCTTGAGTGTATCCTTGACTTGCAATAGCATAAGCATAAGTAGAGGCTAAAGAGCTGGCTGCTGTTTCAAGGTTGGAACTATCAGGAGCAAGACTGAAACCAAAGATCTGAGTCCAAGTACCAAGGCTACCAAAGACCTGAGTACCATCTACATATGCAGAAGTAATCTCAGTTCCATTGACATAGAACTTCTCTGCCGTACCAACAGCAGCTACTTGAGTACCGTTAACGTAGACGCTCATATTAAGCAGTAGTGTAAATATCTAGACGATTACCAGTAACAGTAATACGAATACCACCTTTAGTGCTAGTGCTGGCATAAGGCAGCGTATAAGCATTAGCAGTAATTTCTTGCTGCACAAAAGCAGTAGTAGCTACGTTGGTAGTATTATTACCAGTAGTCTGAGTAGCTGCAGTGATCGTAGTACCAGAGATAGCACCGCCAGTGATAGCTACGTTATTAGCATTCTGAGTAGAGATAGTACCAAGACTGCCAGTGGCTGCAGCAACAAAAGCTGTTGTAGCAATCTGAGTTGTATTAGTTCCAGAAGCTGCTGTGGGAGCAGTCGGAGTACCAGTAAATGTAGGGCTGTTACTGTCTGCCTTAGAAGAGATAGCTGAAGCTACAGCAGTCAGCTCAGTATCAATCTCTGTGCCCTTAACTAGTTTATTACTATCACCGCTAGGAAGTGCGTCTTTAGCAGTAAAGTTAGTAGCTTTAGTATAGTTACTCATGTCTTATCCTTAGATAACAGTCTTACCTAGTTTAACACCTACGTCAATCTTCTGAATTGACAAAGGATTACCATTAATATCAGCCTCTAATCCAATCTGCATTACTGCTCCTGACCCACCAAGATTAGCAGTGAAACGATCTAGAACAATGCCACCAGAGTATTCAGCAATGTTATATTCACCAATGTTGTATTCATATGCAACTGCAGTATCTAGATTCTTAGTGACTGATTTGTAGTTATCAGTGTAGTCAAATCCATACTTAATAGCAATAGACTGGTTAGAGCCGCCAATGACTACAAAGCCTGTCTTCTTCAACACTTTAATATTAGTAGGCTGCTCAAAGTCAAAGTAGTTAGTAAAGTAACGCATACGATATGATGCACTGTTATCATCATGTCCATAATACTTACCAACATAGCCACCCTTACCAATCAGTAGATCTTTAGCTACAGTGGTAGTAAAGGCATGCGGCTCAATACTATCCCAGATAGTGACACGAGCAGAGCCATCCTGCAGAGGAGCTCTTAGGTCAAAGCAATAGACAAACTTAGTAGCAGGTAAAGCTAGCAGATAGAATGCATCACGATCATAATACACTGCACGAATCTTAGTAGTAGTCTCTGAGGCTACGTTAGCTACCAGCTCATCTCGTACGTTCTTAGACAGGTCACGGAATGGCAGAGACTTCTCTTGCACTACTCGCTGCAGGCTACGTACACCAGAGTCAGACAAGAAGATAATATCCGTACCAGTATTAACGATAGAGTCCCTGGCTACGCAGCCTACGTTAGGTATGAAGTCAGCTAGCGTGAGCTCAGTGACATCAATCGGGTTAGCGTAGATAGCAATGTTATTACGTCCGAAGATGATCAGGAAGCCGTTGTGAGCAGCCATGCCAATGATCTGGTCTGTGTTAGGAAACACTGCATTCAGGGACAAAGAACCAGAGTCACCACCATCGAACTCAGAGCCATTAAGAAGCTGGCTGAAGTACACTGTCTGCTTGTCACCTGCAATATCCGCCATCCACATACGACCATAAGCAGCTAGCACACAGTTAGGCTTGAAGTCAGTAGTAGAATATCCAGGAGGTAAAGAGCCTACATCACCTAAACGTTGAAAGCCATAGCTTCCAGTATGTGCATGGGGAGTAGCTCCTAGCTTATGGAATACTAATGTCTCGTGACCCGCTTGAACTAGGTAAGCATGTGGCAGGGCATCTTGTCCGTCACCATAAGGTAATGAAGCAGCTTGCCAGTCATTACCAGAGATAGTATAAGAAACATCACCAGAGTCAGTAGAGTTACGGATAGTCTTAGCAACTAGAGTAGTAGTACCGACAAATAGTTTATTGTTTCCGCCAGAGATAAGCTTATTGCCATCAGTAGGATCAGCCATCTCAAACAGAAACTCGATGTTATTGCTTCCAAGATCCACGTTACTCGCATTTACTGCATCCCATCCTCGTCTTGCGCCAATACGTCCGTACCTATCAATGACACAGTTCTGAGCTGTAAGAGCAAACCCAGAGGATAGCTGAATACTAGACTCCTGAGTATTCAAACCCAGGAAGCCTGGAGCAGCAATCGTAGCAGTAGCTAGAGGTTTAGCCATTAGTATGGAGTCCAGAGATTCTCGCCAGGATAACGACTCTCTTCGATAGCAATATGGTCAGCCAAGGAAGTCTGATACAACTGATAAGCTTCAGCACTGGTCATGCCAGCATCTTCACCGCGCTCCACCAAAGCCTTAGCATATGCTAGAAACACAACTGGCTCAGCAGGTACTTTGATAACAGTACTAGCAGAAGTCAGCGTAGCCTGAGGCTTGATGATGTTAAAGTTAACATTGTAGATAGCGTTAGGGATAGGATACAGATCAACCTGGGTATCACCGTTAGCATCTACACCGTTGAAGTTATAATAAGTAGGAAAGTCTTTCTGAGGAGTCTGGTTTAAGAACCAGTTGTCCATTTCATTAGTGGTAGCAAAAGACAAGAAGTTATCTTTCTCTACACACAAGACATCCAAGACACGAAAGCGTTGACCAGATCCAGTCATAACATAGTTAAACAGATCAGGTGCAGTGGTGACAGTCAGTGTTTCTGAGAGAGCATTCCAGTTGTATGCGTCCTCTACCTGACGCTTGGCATCATTAACAAACTTACCAATTAACTTGGAGTATGCGTTGTCAGTGACAGCCGTAACCTCGTTTTCACGAAGACGGACCAAGACTTCATTAACGGCTTCTAGATAGTTCATTACCATTTCACCTTATCAGCCCAGTAAGCTGCAGACATCTTACCTTTAGCAATGTTAGCAGCATGACGAGCCTTAAAAGACTTCTGTCGTTTAGTAGGATCTTTGTCCCCAGTTACCCCTTGTTGCCCAAAGCGAATAGTCTTGACCTCGTCACCAGACTTAGCCACTACAACATGTGACTTAGTTGGATGGTTAGGAGTACGCTTAGGCTTGTTATAACCAGATACGCCAGCACGCTCAAGTCTAGAATCCTTTTTCATATTGCATTTACCTTAACTGGTAGACACACACCGTCAACAGCA